TATCGGGTTAACTACAAGCCTCACGGTCTCTTTCATCCCTGACCATATTACATCCCACTTGAGTTTGAGGTCGGACAATGTGGTCGTTATGGTGCTTTTGACCGTATCGAATATGGCTCCGATTTCCTTAAACTTCTTTGTGAATCTTTCAACTATTTTATCCCAGTTCTTCCAGATCAGAATACCGAGACCTATGGCAGCAGCTACGGCAATGACTCCAATCAAAATCGGAGCCATGCTGAGAGACAGCGCACCCATAGCCGTGGACATCAGGGTAATACCTCCCGATAGTCCCGGCAGTATCATAAGCATAGGACCAGCAGCACTAGCGAATCCACCTATAGGCTCCAATGCAGCCATAACCTTGTTCTTCATAATATCGAATTTTTCTGCGCTGGTTAAGGTGCTACCTGCCAGATTATCTAATACATTGTCTGAATTTCCCATCGCTACCAGCAGGTCGTCTATTTTGAAAGCACCTTTCTCTATGGCATCTGCGAATAAGACCCCCGGACCCTTGCCGAACAAGTCCATCGCCATACCCATTGCCTCAGTCTTGTCCTCTGTTCCTGCGATAGCATCAATGGCATCTTTCAGTCCTGCTCCGAGGTCGGTCACTCCCTCTTTCGATAGTTTAGCCATTGCGACATTAAGCGCAGGCATCATCTTGGCGGCATCAAGACCCTTCCCTTCCATGTTGGCGATTAGGGCTATAGACTCGTCCATATCAAGCCCCAACAACTGAAGTTTTGCCCCGAACTTGATGACCTTATCGGTAATGCCGGTCATCGGCACACCCACCGCCTGTGACGCAACGGTCAGCTTATTCAGTAAATCTTCGGCATCCGTCATCGGCTTACCGAAAGTGATGAGGGTGTCGGCTGCGCCTTTTATGAGTTTCGCCATGTCTTCGCCCATCGCCCTGCCAGCACCGAGTGCTAGGAAGGATATCCGTTCCAGAGCCTTTCCGGTAAACCCAAACTCAGTATTTACATCAGCTATGGCTGCTGCCACCGTAGCAGCATCATCAGGAACGTCAGCGAATACATCCTTGAAACTGTTCTTGAGGTCTTTCAGAGCCTCGCCTGTTGCGCCTGTGCCAGCAGCAATGGTGTTCTCTGCCTCTTTGAACATATCGCCGAGTTTGAGTGCAGCCATTGCAGCACCACCCAACGCCACGCTGCCAACCGCCCCAATCTTTCCCATGTTCGCCTTGATCTTGTTGGCGTGTCGCCCAATACTACTGCTGGCTTTGCCCATGCCCTTGCTGGCATTGTCCTTCAGGTCCATTTTTATGGTTAGATTTTGTGTTGTCATCGTATTTTCTTGCCCCAGTCTGTTAGCAGTTCACGGCGAACATTCTTCATAATTGTCTCTATTTTGGGTTTTGCCTTCTTCCAAGCTGGTCCTAAGAACGGCTGCGCCTTGATTCCCTCTCTGGCGATCTTCATGGCTATCGCAAAGGCGACCCTGCGAGGGTTGGCAGCTTTTAATTTGAGCCTGACCCACGGTTCAAGGGCATCAACTGGTGGCATCTTCCCCGGCTTTCGCCCATACTCCACCCACCTGCCATATGCAACAGTCGGACCAACTGTCGCCCATGACGCAAAAGGAGGTCGTTTATCGACCTCCGTGGTTATTGATTGCCTTAAAGCACCCGTGTCAACAGGTGCTAAGATGATTGCCTCGGCTTGAAGTGCAGCAGCACTCTTAGCCATTGCCATGTTTATAGCATCAGCCATCCATTTGTTATCTTTGAGGCGTTTCCTCTGGAGTTTATCCAGTCCCTCGATTTCTTCGATCTTAGCCATTGAATGCCATCTCTCCACCTGAGTCCATAGTCGACTTCACTTGCAGAAACAACATTAGCCGGTTCACAACATCCGCTGGCGTGTCCTGTAACTCCTGCCATGTCCAATGGGTCTCCGCTAGGATTTCCGATTCCTGCCACTCTTCTGGCAATTCTTTCTTAGCCAGCGACTTTGCTAGTCCTTCGGCTGCTGTCTTTCGCCAACGGCTGTCAATAAAGGGATCACACGTTCATTCACCTCGTGCATAACCTCTGCGGCATCCATCAGGTCCATCTCGTTGACTGAATCAACTGATATCTCCAACTTGCTGTCAGGCGTACCGTTGGTGTAACTCCAGTCCCTAGTCAGCATTGTCATCACCTGTGTAAGCTGCTCGTCATCCTCGCCTTCAGCCTCGGTGATCCGCAGCATCTCACGGCGTATCTTCATCATCTCACCCCACTTGGGGCGTGTTTCGATTTCCCACCAGTTGCCTGATGGCAGTTCCAGCCTGATTACATTACTAGGCATCGTGTGCTTCTCTTGTCACGGCACCGTCAACCTGTAGACTCGCCGTAAAACTGACTTGGCTGCCGACTGTCGATGTGATCGAATAGTCTGTGACCCAGTACATGCCAGAATACTTAAACCCACCTGCGCCCTGTGGGAAATACTCAAACTCCATTGCTGCGGTATGAGTCCTCATCGCCCCAAGGACAACATCAGGACCTGATGTTGCAGTATTGTCATAGTGACCCGAAATGGAAGGCGTTGCGTTCTGTAACCCCGGATGGAATTTAGAACCCGTGTCTCCCAGAGCCGTGACCTCGTTAAGATTTCTCGGTCCGGGCAGACCTGACACATCGGTTATGTAAGCGGAAACATCCCTCAAAGTACCGCCCGTGTCATCCAACTTCAAAATTGAAACGCTGCTGTCAAACTTTGCCATTTTCTCGACCTCCTACAATCTTACAATCTTGTGTACGAAATGCCGTATGTTATTGAACCACTTCCTGATAAGGTCGCATTTGACCTAACATATCGATTAAACGTTCCAGTTGACTCGGCAGAGTATGCTCCAATTGCCGAGACAGAGGACACAACTAAATCCACCCATGTTGAGTTGTTTGAAGAGTGCTGGAGTTTCAGCGTCCACGTTCCACTCAGGGCAAAAACGTGATAAAACCAACGGATTCCGCTTGTCGTACCAGCAGCATCATCTATGCTCGTGCCGGTTGTGGTTGCGGTCACCGTGGCATAAGGGGCAGCGACCTTGGTTCTATGCCTATTGCCAGCATCTATTGTTGAGGTCGCCGTCACCACGCTGCCAACTGACGACCCGATTTCATAGGTGTTAACAAATCCCTCTGGTATTCCCTCCCCGATGTACTCAATTGTGTCACCGGCTGGGAAATAAGAGACAACGGCAGCGGTTGTCGAGGTTCGCAAAGCACCAAACACCGCATCAGGTCCACTTGTCGCTGTGGAGTCATAGAAACCGCTCCAGCTAAGTGATTCTGTTTGGTTGGTTGGATGGAACTTTGCCCCTGAATCGCCAAAAGTCGTGATTTCATTCAGACCCCTGCCACCACCAATTGACACATCTGTGCTGTATGTGGAGAGATCGAACTGGTTCACATATAATTTGCTGTTCTGACTATCAAATTTTGCCATGATTATTACACCGTTTTCATACAGGTGAAATTGAAGTCGGCAGCTACATACCTGCCTCCACCAACTTCCCTGAAACCTATAGAAGATATTCCTGTTAGCCTACCGTCATCCACCGAACTGTTCCATGTGTTGTCTGAATTTATAGCTGCCTCGACTGAGTTTGTGCCATCCGGTTCCATGTAGGCATCCAGTTCATCGAATGCCTGTTTCGTTGCTGCACTTGATATTAGCAGGGTCATAACAAACTCCCCGATAAACGTGCCTGACTCACCCATTCCCTGCTGTCCCACATCCCTGCCCTGAAACTGCACAACGGCAGAGGGGAACTCGTTGAGACCATCGGGAGGATAGTCAAACGTGCTGCGGATGGCAGATATTGTTGCCAGCCTTGTGAGTAAGCCGTCTTTTGCATTAGCTATTTCCGATGCCATTGCGTATTCCCTGTGCCACTAAGCAGATATTACGATTGTCCAAGTTCATGCCACTCCCATAGCGAGTTTCTTGTACGGCTGAATCGCCTGTCGGACATCCTGATCCACGCCCCGAAATACCTCCATGATTCCACCCTCTAACCCAATGGCGTTGGCAAAACTGGAGTCCTTGCGTTTCCACATCCTTGCAGCCTGTATGATCGTTGCCTCCATAACGGGCTGAGGATACTCGTAGAGGCTGATTGCAGCACCTCCGCTATGGGTTGCCCCTGTTGTGTTGTTTGCGCCTCTAATTACCGTCAATGTATTACCTGAATAACTCTGGACATACATCTGTTCGCTGTCTATCAGGATAGTGTGACCAGCCTCTATATCAGTCCGTGCAGATACCGAGAAAGTCTTGGCAGTTGCTGAAGATATTGCGTCAGCCGTTTCTGTTGCCGTTAACTTGTGTTCCCACCATCCCCAGTTGCCAGCCACTTCAACCGTCTGCTCGCCTCTGGTAAAACTGTCCTTGTCACCATTGCTGTCAACCAGTATCTCCGTGTATGGTCTGGAGTTCATGTTGAACCTAGTCGTGGGATCAGCGTTGTTAGGTCTGAGCAGGTAATCGGTTGTCGCCCATGTGTTCTCAAAGGTTCGATCAATGTTGTCATCCGTCTTGAGGGTTGTGACTGACACCAAGTCAGGCACGAACATCCTAATCCCACCATCGCTGTCAAATGTTCTGGTCGCTGACAGGGAATAAAAATGCCTGTTGGCAAGCCTGTCAATAACCCTGCTCTGAGACTCAGCGAGTAGGCGCAGCCTAGTGTCATCACCGCTGCCGGTGACGTTCAACACGCTGCTCGACTTTAATAAATCTACCGTCACATATGCGTTCATTGAGGTGTGCTGGTATCCGTTTCTATGTGTCCGTTGGTCGCTGACAACTTAGCAATCTGGGCATCCTTCGCAGCAATGCTCCGCTGCAATACAATGTTCCTCAGTTGCTCCGCTGCTAGAGGATTGATCTGGCACAATGCCTGAATGTCCTCTGGCGTTATATCCAATTTCCCCTGTACCTGTTGTGTGGTCATATTATGCTACCTCCGACACGTTAAATTTATAATGTTTGCCCGTAATATTATTTATTAGGAACAGCCCTGATTGTCCCTCCTGAACAGTCCAGTTACCCGTAGTGCCATCCACATCATTGCCGTCAGACCATGTGTTATCTAAGGTCAGGTC